TCATTGTGATGTTCGTTGGTGCTGTTGGCTGGGGACTTACACAAATTAACGAACTGTGTGCTACAGCAAGGTGCGGTAGATGACTTGGCTTGATATAGTGCTTTGGTCTGCTGTGCCTTTAAACTATTTTTTTTGGATAGTTATTTATCCAAGGCTGGGAAATGAATGAGTACCAAAAACAAGCAGACAAATTCTTTAAGATATTTGCTAAACTTTATGTGGCATATCTGGTGATTGGTCTGCTACCTCACTTACCTGACGAGTTGGCAGGAAAAATTGTTGATAAACTTTTTGGAATGATTGGACTGTAATGCTATCTCTATTTTCTACTCTTGGTGGCTTGCTGATCTCTGGCTTGCCAAAGCTGCTGGACTACTTCCAGAACAAAGCCGACCAGGCGCATGAGCTTCGCCTGGCACAGGTGCAGACTGAGCGCGAGCTGCAGCTGGCGGCTGCCGGGTTCGCTGCCCAGGCCAAGGTCGAGGAAATACGCACCGACCAGATCGCCATGCAGACTGATGCGCAGATGACTGAAGCAGCGCTCAAGCATGACGAGAAGATCATGGAGCGGGCCAGCACCTGGGTGGTCAATTTTGTTGGCACCGTGCGCCCAGTGGTGACGTACATCTTTGTGCTTGAGCTGTGCGCAATCAATGCTTGGATCGCCTACTACATATACAGCCGCCCTAGTTTGGTTACAAACATGGAAGACTTGATTCGGTTGACCGATATTTTGTTCAGCGCCGATGAGATGGCCATGTTGGGGGGAATTATAGGATTTTGGTTCGGAAGTAGAAGCTGGAGCAAGAAGTGAAGTTGAGCAAGGCCGGCGCTGATCTGATGCACCGCTATGAGGGTTGCCGCAACCGTGCCTACCTGTGCCCTGCCCACATCTGGACAATTGGGTTTGGGCATGTGCTCTACCAGGAGCAGATCAGATTGCCCATGGTCAAGACCGAGAAGTACACCGGCACCATTCGCAAAGAATACCCATTGAGAGAGGGAGACAACCGTGTTTGGTCACAAGCAGAGATCGATTCGCTATTCGCACAGGATGTCGCAAGTTTTGAACGCGGTGTTCTACGACTTGCTCCCAATCTGGTTGGTCATCAAGGGGCTTTCGACGCGTGCGTCAGCTTTTCCTTCAATGCCGGACTGGGTAATTTTCAGCGCTCTACCATTCGCATGAAGATTGGCCGCGAAGACTGGGAGGGTGCAGCGCAAGCCTTCATGCAATGGACTAAGGGCGGGGGCCGTGAGCTCCCCGGCCTGGTCAAACGGCGCAAGGCTGAAGTTGCGCTGTTCCTAAGTGACGAAACTACTGGGCAGCTCCAAGAGCATTGATGCGCTTCTGGTAGTTGGCTGTGTGTCTGATCCGCTTTATGGTGTCGATGCGGCCAATGGTTTCCTGGTTGCACTCTTTCAGCTCCTTCAAGATTGTCATGCGCTCGCGGGCTGGTCGCTTGCCTGCCTTGGCGGTCTTCTCGGCCAGCTCTTCGTACGCATCTGCCCAGTCTTCCAGGGTGTCATGCACGCTGTAGGGCTGATCCTTGCCTGGCACGCGCACAGCAAACCCGATGGGCTCCACCTCGCCCAGGTCATCATCTTCACCAGGCACCCGCTCGACCAGGGGCTGCAGCTCAACATGCTCGACCACTTCGACCACCTCGGCCACTTCCGCGACGGGCTCTAAGACCTCTGGCTCAACTGGCGCTGCCAACTCCACCGGCTTGGCCACCATGTCGAGGGGGTTTGCAGGGGCCTGGCGGGGCGCTGAAGCGCTTTTCTCATCGACAGGGTAGTCATGGGCCTCTTCGGCTGTGATCAAGCCTGTAAGAACGTCAGCAAAGGCATCGCGCAGGGCGAAGCCGCGAGCTCGCATCTGCATCATGCGCTTGGGGTATGCCTGCCATGGGCCTGTCTTGCCCCACAGGCCAGCTCGCTTGGCATCTTCGACAGAAAACTTGAAGATCACTGAGGTGCGGCCTTTGCGCTTGGCCACGCAGACAGCCACGGGGTTGGGTGTGCCTTCGTTCTCAAAGTATTCCTCGATGTTCTCGCACGTGGGACTGGCCTGCACCAAAGCCATGAGTGAGTCGCCATACATGCTGGGCTTGCCGTTGATCACAGCAATGTTCTGCAGCGCTTGCATGGGTGCCATGCCCATCTCATAACCCCACTGCAGGCAGACCAGGACATCATTGGGTTTACCCTGATATGCCCTGGGCACCATGCTGGAGCTGGCTAGCATCTCGCTGAATTGGATGGCCTCTGTGAGGGTGGTTGGCGCGAAGCCGCGCTGGTTAGTGGTTGTGAGTTGCATTCTGTTCTTCCTCTTCGATGTACTGTTTCATGGTTGTAAAAATGAGGTCGGCCATTGCGTCAACAAACGCTTCGGCTTCGTCCTCTGTTGCGTTTGTTGCGTTTAGCAGCGCAACGACAGCGCGTTCGTATGCGTGCCGGATGGCGGGGCGGTCGGGTAGGTTCATGTCAGTTGTCCTTTGCAATGAAACACAGCGAGGCAACCAGCAGGCCAACGGTGCCACCGACCATGAGGCAGCCAATTGCAATGAGTGTGCAGATCATGGCTGCCACTCTTTAATGGACAGAGTGGATTGGCGCACGCTGTACGCTTCTTTAGCCGGCACCAAACGCTCGGCTGCTGCCTTGAAATTGCGCATTGGCCAGCTGATGACGTACTGCCCTGCCCGGCCCTTCTCTGCCTGGCCCAGCTGCGACTTGATCAGCTTCTCTGCTGTTTCGATGTGAGCCTCGGCTGCCCTGATGGCGGCCTTGTTTTCCAAGATGCCCTTGGCCAGGTCGGTCACGCTGCCTGGCAGCTCGATCTCTTCTTTGCTGGCAGCCTGTGGGTAGATGCGGTCGAGCTCTTTGCTGCTGGCCGGTGGATACCAGTCGATCTCAGCGCTGCGGCGGTACTTGTCCAGCTTGTTCTCAAACTGCAGCACGGCCTTGACGATCTCCTTCTGGGTGTCGTAGTGCGGGCCGAACAGGAACACGCGCAGCTCGATGCCCTGGTAAAGCACGCACACAGCGCCCCACTTGTGGCCGGTGACCAGCATCTGGCCTTGCAGCTGGATGGGGCCACGCGCCAGGTGAGGCACGTCCTCTGGCATGGTCTTGGTCAGCTTGGCCTCCAGCACGCCGGGGCCGTCTAGGACAATGGAGTCCTGGCCAACCACGAAGATGCCCTTGTCGGGGTCGCTGGTGATCTCCTGGCCGGTGCCATTGCCAACGCCGTCCAGACTGCACGACAGCGCAACGCTGCTGTGGGTGTATGCCTGGTTGATCTCGGTGTTAAATTCGGTGATGCCCAGGCGCTTGGCTGCCTCGATCAGGATCACCGGCTCCAGGGTGTTGCCCCAGCCCATGGCTTCGTTGCCAATGTCGGGGCGCTCTTTGCCGTCGATGGCGTTGATCGAGAACTGCAGCTCATCATTGGGCGTGCTGTACTTGCTAAAGCCCATCAGCCCCGGCAATCTGCTGGCGCTCATTGACTTGTCATCGGTTAATTTTCCGGCCATGGTTTACTCCTTTGTTGTTGCAAGAGAATACACGCGCACAATCCGCGCATGTGCTTGAGGATGGACAGCTTCAGTGAAGCCGACCGTTGTAAATTGTTTGGTTCTAAATACGGCGCCAAGCACCGATGGATGTACGCCTGATGGCACTTCGATGAATTGCCTGATGTCATTGATGGACACCTGGCCCTGCTGCTTGCACAGAACCACGGCCAGCGCCCGGCACCGTTCTAAGAACTGGTGATCACGCTGCTCAAAAATATCGAGCTGGCGCTGCTTTATGTCGCGACCAATTGCCTTCATGATTGAATCTTTTCAACCTGTTTGGCCATCAACCAATTGTCACCAAGCCGGCGAACAGATCGCACCCATTGGAGCTGGTACGAGCGGATTACGGCAGGCGGTGCATCGTAACCGGCAAAGATGCGGCGAACGTGAGTCAGGAATCTGGTATTCATGATCAGCCCCTCCATGCCAACAAAACACCCCAGCCACCAAAGACCAGGAACGTGCCCACAACGTAGGCTGCATCGATTAGTTTTTCTTTCATGCTTCTCTCCTTAATTAAGCTCTTGCGAGCAAGTTGGAAACCTGGCTTGCGTGCCAGACTGTGCCGCCCCTGGCGGTTTCAATGCCACGAGCTGACAGCTCATTGGCAATGTCTCTGAGGGTGGCTGCACCCAGGCGTGCCTGGATGTCGCGCACCATTGGCAGCATGCGTGCTGCATAGGCGTCTGCCTTGGTCTTAATGCTGGCCACACCAGCTGCGCTGCCAACTTCTGGCGTTGGGCAACCCAAGCGTGTGCCACGGGCCTTGGCTTGTGCCAAAGCAGCCTTTGTGCGTTCGCTGATCTTGCGTGCTTCCCACTCAGCAAACACTGCAGACATTTGCAAAAACGTGCGGTCAGCTTCTGGCATGTCAGCGCACACGAATGGCACGCCAGACTCCAAAAGGCCAGAGATAAAGTGGACATTACGAGCAAGGCGATCGAGCTTGGCAATCACAAGGACTGCCTTTGTACGCTTGGCCAGGCTCATGGCTTGAGCCAGCTCTGTGCGGTCGGTCTTGCGGCCAGACTCGATCTCTGTGAACTCAGCAACCAGCTCCTGGTCACCGACGTGTTGGGCAACAGCCTGGCGCTGTGCATCAAGGCCAAGACCTGACTGGCCCTGGCGGTCTGTTGACACTCGGAAGTAAGCTACAAATTTGGTCATGATCAAGCCTCCACGCTGTCAAGCAATGCGTCCAGCTTCTTGTTGAGCGAGTCAACCTTGCGCTGTGCTGCAGGCTTCAAGAAGGTCTGGCGGCCAGAGAAGTAAGCCTTGGCGCCACCGATGTAGCTGTTGGCGTTGTGTTCGATGAGAGCGATCTGGCGCTCGATGTCTGCGATCTGCTTTGCTGTGGGTGTCATGTTGAACTCCTTGCACGTCATCTGTGCGTTGAACATGGAAGGATTATAAACACAAAGCGATATCGGTGTACAACCCCCAAAAGGTGGCTATTTTCTAGGGACTTACCCTAATACAGCTAAAAATCAGTCACTTAGGTGTCCTGTCCAATATCGGAGCGATATACACTAATGCTCCATGGACAACACACTTAAACCCTTCCTCACCAGGCTGCGCCCGGAGACTCGCCTGCTGCTCGACAAGGCAGCCGAAGACCAGCGCCGCTCTATCTCATCCCTGATCGACCAGTGCGTGCGTGATCAGCTGCAGCCCCGCTACGGCCAGCTGACGCCTCGCCTGGAGCGCTTCCTGTCGGGGGTGAAGCAATGAACCACACCGAAGCGCAAGCCATCCTAGACATGGCCAAAGACGGCCAGCCGATCCCCGAGGACGTGCTCACCGAGGCGCTGTTCATGACGGGAGATGCGGCCTGCTGGCGCGACATCCCCTGCCCTGACGTTCAAGCCTTCGTTGAAGACATGCGCAAGGCGGGCCTGCTATGAGCGCCGCCATCTACTTCGTGGTGCCTGGTCAACCCGTTGGCAAGGGCAGGCCCAGGGCCAGCACAAGGGGCGGCTTTGTGCGCATGTACACCGATGCAAAGACTGTGACGTATGAAAACGCCATTGCACGCCAGGCTAAGTACGCAATGAATGGCATGGATCTACTGACCACGCCTATCAGCATGCGCATAGTTGCCTTCTACGGCATACCGCCAAGCTGGACTAAGCGAAAGAAGCTGCAGGCGCTTCACGGGGAACTGACACCTGGAAAGCCGGACATCGATAACGTCGCCAAAGCGGTGATGGATTCATGCCATGTGGTCTATGTCGATGACAAACAGATCACTCGCCTGGTGATTGAAAAAGAATATTCGTTTGACCCGCGCATCGAGGTCTACATACACGAAAGATTGAAATGAGTTTTGCAAAACACCAGGTCAGCTTGAAAGGCAGTTCTGTGAACAGCCAGCCGTACAAGCTGTGCCACCGATGTGAAGAGAAGAAGCCCCCAGAGGGCGGCGTGCAGACCAGCCCGCAGCGCTGGTACTGCGCAGTGTGCTGGGTGGACAAGATGAAGGGTAAGCGATGAAGTATTTACAGACTAGGCTGCGCAAGCGGCTGCGGGGCCACGACGGCATGACAACCAAGCAGCTGTCTCAATTGGTGGACTCATGCCCACGGGACATCACCAGGTCGCTCAAGGCCATGCCCGATGCGTACGTTGACCGCTGGACAGGCCCAGAGCGTGGCCAGTGGGCGGCAGTGTGGTGCGTGGTCGAAGTGCCCGAAGACTGTCCCAAGCCAGGATGAAGCGGCCATGGAAACCTCACTACCACAAGCACAAAGGCCCGGTCGAACCCGACAGGACAACGCTGCTCATGGGCGTGGCCAGAGAGCTGCTCACAACCTGGGAGCTGACCAAAGACAAAGCGCTGGTGGACAGGCACTTGGCTGCAGTGGACAAGGTCTACGGCGCCGGCAGCGAGGCATCAGTGCGCCAGTACATGCACAGGATCAAGAGAGATGAACGCTGTGGCTGAACCGATTCATTTTGAGCTGCCCAAGCGGCCAAGGGTCAAACAGAAAGACCCACCACCCGATCAGCGCAAGGTCTGCGTGCTGCCCATCAGAGCTGTGTTTGACAAGCGCATGAGCCACGGTGCGCTCCAGGCACTGGCAGCTCTGTGCGCGTACTGCAACCGAGCAGGCATCACATGGGTGAGCCAGACCAGGCTAGCCCAGGAGCTGGGCATCAGCCAGCAAGCGGTGGCCAAGCAGTTCAAGCAGCTTAGAGACCTGGGCTACTTGGAAACCGTACGCAAAGGGTTTAAGGGCGAGCGCACCGACACCCTGCGCGTGATCTTCGATCCATCCATCACAGCGGAGCAAGCCATCACCATGACCAGCAACAAGGAGGACACCAGGCCGCCGGCGATCAGAGAGGAACAAGAACGCCAGGCCCAAGAGATTGACCGAGAGGGTCAAGCAAGGATCGCCAGGCTGATTAGCAAGGCACTCAAGCAACCACTGAAACAGGAGAAAACCATGCCCACATCAGGACAGACCAGAACGGTCAAAAAGATGAAGGAAGACATCGCCAAGACCAAACAGAAGCGGTCACCAGGTACACCAAAACCTGTGGACAACAGTGTGGACAACCATGCTCACATTCACAACCCACAGGTTGTACATGCAGAGGGTCTACATTCACAACCTAATCACAACCTGGAGGTTGTAGATAACACAGGAGAACACATAAGAGTAAACCTATATAAGGTTAATACTTTAAATACATTAAGAGATAACCGGTTAGTTCTGCACAACCAAACGATCAAGCAGTTGCTCGACTTCGGACTGACCGACCAGGACATCGATGACGGCCTGACAACCCTGCTGGCCATCTACGCAGCCGAGGGGATCACCCCGAAAGAGCAGCACCTGGTTGATGGATTGATGCAGATGAAGCGGGATGCTGCATGACCGAAGGCACCGCCAAGGCACCTAGATCGATCCATACGGCGCGATCACAGGCTGGTTGGCACATGGGTAGCATCACCTGCATTCAATCGCTTGTAGGCCGTTTAATCGGTTCTGTACACATTGCATACGAACGTATGGATTTTGTACAAGCAGGGGGCATGCTGCGACGTGTGCCCTTGGAAGCAATCGCAAACCATATGCGCAGGCATGACGCTCGCGATACCGGGCGCGTTGACGGGCGCGATAAAAAACGACCCTTCCCCCCTCCCCCTCACCGTAGCGTTACGGGGACTTCCCACAATTTTTCCCAGCATTCCGCTGGAATTTGTACACTCGCCATTTGAAAGGATTGATTTATGGCATACGAACTGAAACCTGGACAAGGCAAAGCCTTTGTGAACAAGACCAAGACCGAGGACTGGCACGCGCCTTACTCTGGTGAGGTGGTTTTGCCTGATGGCTCGCTGCATTACCTGGAGATCACGCCTGGCAAGACGCAGGCTGGAGAGCATTGGTTTAGGGTGAAGATTGGCAAGCCCAAGCAAGCCAAGCCTGCTGTGGCTGCTCCGGTGGCGCAGGTGTCTGAAGACTCTGACATACCGTTCTGATGGCAAGCCGTAAGCAGCCGACACAGATACCCAGTGTTGCTGGCTGGGGTGGCACCAGGTCGATTGAGCGCAGGCTTGAGAGATCGTCCACCTTGGCTGGCAACCGGGAGGCTGTGGCTTATGCGCTCTTGTGCATGGCCAACACGAAGATCAGCGACATCATGACTTGGGATGAGTCTGGGAATGTGACAGTGAAGGCTGCGCACCAGATACCCGAGCATGCGCTGACTGCGATCAAGTCGATCAAGCAGAAGGTTGACCGGGACGGTAACTCAACGCTTGAGATCGAGCTGTATGACAAGGTCGGGGTGCTGCGCATTCTGGCCAAGGCTTCGGGCTTGCTGGACAACCCAGATGAGTCTGACAAGCCATCGGTGATTGGGATCAACATCAAGTCCCCGATCAGTGACATTGTTGACGTGAAGGACTGACATGACCCTTGAGAAGCAATTGGTCGAGAGGATCATCGACGTGCTAAACCTAGAACTCGACACTGACCTGTCAGACCGGGCCTGGGAAGACATCTGCGACAAGAAGCTGGAGCTGCGGCAAGAGCTGCGTCGGCTGATTGGGGATCGATCTTGCCCGCCATGCCATGGAAACTGTTTTCAAGGGCGTAACTGCCCAGCAAGGAAGTAATGAGCCGCACCAAAGAACAAAGCTCCAAGCAGATGCCCTCAACGGGGCTGAACCTGGACTTCAGCGCCAGCCCAGAGGTCTGGGCCTTTTTGCAAAGCAATGCGTTTGTGCGCGGGATGATGGGGCCGGTGGGGTCGGGTAAGTCCTACGCATGCGCTGCCGAGATCATGATGCGTGCTGTCAAGCAAAAGCCCTCGCCCATTGACGGCATCCGCTACTCGCGGTTTGCCATTGTGCGAAACAGCTACCCCATGCTGAAAACCACCACGATCAAGACCTGGATTGATCTGTTTCCAGAGTCCACGTTTGGGCCTTTACTTTGGACACCGCCAATCACCCACCACATCAAGCTGCCCAGCCGGGGTGATGCAGCCGGCATTGACTGCGAAGTGATCTTCCTGGCCCTTGACCAGCCCAAGGACGTGCGCAAGTTGCTGTCGCTTGAGCTGACGGGTGCCTGGGTGAACGAAGCCAGGGAATTACCGAAGGCCGTGATCGATGGATTGACCCACCGTGTTGGCCGTTACCCAACCAAGCGAGATGGCGGGGCGACCTGGTCAGGCATCTGGATGGATACCAACCCGATGGATGACGACCACTGGTGGTTCAAGCTGGCCGAGAAGGAAAAGCTCACCGGCCAGTTTGCCTGGAAGTTCTTCAAGCAGCCTGGTGGCGTGGTGCCGGTCGATTCTGAAGACCTGCCCGAGATGCCCGAGGCCAACGATCACATCTTTGCTGCCAACAAGTGGTGGCGGGTTAACCCCAAGGCCGAGAATCTGAACAACTTGCCTGCTGGTTACTACCTGCAAATGCTGGGCGGCAAGACGCTGGACTGGATTCGCTGCTATGCCGGGGGCGAATACGTCTATGTCCAGGAAGGCAGACCCGTCTGGCCAGAATACGACGACTCTGTCATGTCTGGCGACACCGATATTGACCCCAATGTGCCCATCCAGGTGGGCCTGGACTTTGGTTTGACCCCTGCCGCCACCATTGGCCAGCGCCTACCTAACGGGCGGTGGGTGATTCACCAGGAAATTGTCACTTTTGACATGGGCCTGGAGCGGTTTGGCACGCAGCTGCTGGCCGAACTCAACGCTCGCTACCCCAACCACCAGGTTCTGATCTGGGGTGACCCCGCCGGTATGGCCAGGGACGCCATCTATGAGGTCACAGCGTTCGATTTTCTGCGAACACTGGGGCTCAAAGCCCAGCCAACAGCGTCCAATGACTTCAAAGTGCGCCGGGAAGCGTCGGCTGCCCCCATGCAGCGCCTGGTCATGGGTAAGCCTGGCCTGACTGTCATC